AGACGATTCCGGGCACTTTCCACGCCTACGTCCCGGCGGCCCTCGCGGACCGCTCCATCACCGACCCGGTTGCCAACGTCGCAGCCGCGATCCGGTACATCGTGTCCCGGTACGGCAACATCAACAACGTTCAGCAGGCCAACGCCAACAAGGCTCCGAAGGGCTACTGGACGGGTACCGACGGGGCGGCCTCCGGCCTGGCCTGGGTCGGCGAACGCGGCCCCGAGCTGGTCAATTTCCACGGCGGCGAGACCGTCTACAACCACCGTGACTCCATGCACATGGCCGCCATGGGCAGCCTTCACGGCTACGCCTCCGGCACCGGCACCCGTCATCAGCGCCATGTCGTCCGTGAGGCGTACGAAGAGCGCGACAGGGACAGGGCACGCCGCGACGCCGCACAGAAGAAATACGACGAAGCGCACAAGAAGTACCTGAACGCGACGACTGCCAAGGAGCAGGCCGCCGCAAAGAAGGAAATGGCCAAGTACGACAAGCAGATCGACAAGGCCAACAAGGAAATAGCTTCCGACACCAAGCTGATCAAGCTGAATGAGAAGAGGTACAAGAACGCATCGAAGGCCGTGGAGCAGGAGCGCAAGGATGCCGCTACTCTCGCCGCCGCGAAGAAAAAGGCCCGCGACGCTGAAATCGCGAAGGAGCGCAAGGCGGCCCAGGATTACATCGCAGGCAAGAAGGCTGCCATCGACGCGAAGATCCAGGTGGCAACCGATGCCCGCGCCGGTTACAAGGATGCCGCGATGCAGACCGGCGCCCTGTCGAGCCTGTCCGGCAACCGGGCCGCGAGCTTCACACAGCAGCTCCAGGCGAAGATCAAGGCCATCAAGGATTTCCAGGTCAACCTGCACACGTTGGCCAAGCTCGGCATGTCTCAGGGCCTGATCCAGCAGATCGCCGCCATGGGTCCGGAGCAGGGCGGCCAGCTCGCCCAGTCCCTGGCCCGCACCTCCACGGCCGCCGACCTGAAAAAGCTCAACTCCACGTACAAGGAACTGGAAACGGCTTCGGGAAAGTACGCGGATTCCGCTGCGGAAGACGGCTTCGGCCTGAGCACCTTGAAGGCCCAGTCAAAGGCATTGGCCGGGGCCAAGGTAACCGTCACCGCACCGCATACCATTATGGTGACCATCGACGGCAAGAAGTTCCGGGCCCACACGGAAAAGGTCGTGGAGGAAAAGGTGTCCGAGATCGTGGCGGTTGCAGGAAAGAAGAAGTGACATGCCGGTTGTAGTCCCCGTAGCCTCCCCGGTCTCCTCCTCGACCGTCGATGCGACCTCGTTCGACGGGCGCATCCGGGCCATTGACGACCCCACGTTCGGCGGCGTCCGGATCAAGATCGACTACAGCCTGGACCTGTCCTCCTGGTCCAGCCCCTTCCGGTGCACCGTCTACCGCAAGAACGCCGACAACACCGTGCACACCGTGCGCGGGGGAGACCCCTACCTCAACTACGCAGGGGAGGGGTGGCTGTACGACCAGGAGGCCCCCCTGGGCCAGGCCGTCTCCTACTACGCGGTACCGGTCGACGCGACCGGCGCCCTTGCACAGCCGTCTGCCCAGGCTTCCATCGCCACCTCCGCCCCGGCAGGCGGCTACCGGGCACCCGACATGTGGCTGGTCAACCTGGAAGACCCCGGCGCCTCCATCCAGGCCCGGGGAACCGGCACGCTCAGCGGCAGCTACAACGGGCGCACCGACAAGCAGACCGCGCTGGGCAGCCCCTACCCCGTGGTCACCTCGGACACCCGTAACGGGCTGGGCACGTCCATCTCCGTCCTCACGGTCGGCCAGCAGGAGTTCGCAGCCATGCAGAAGCTGCTGAACCAGACCGTGATCATGCGCAAGTCGTCGCTGTGGGAGCGCCCTGACGGCTACTTCACCGTGGACGATGTCTCCTACGCGGCACAGTCCGCGACCACCGGCCGGGGCGTGTACCTGTGGCAGCTCGGTCTCATCGAGGTCGGCCGCCCCAACACCTACGGACAGACCGTCACGAACCCGACCTACACGTTCGCAGCGGACTCCGCGCAGTCCGCCCTGTTCTCCGACGTCCTGCCCGTGCCGTTCGACGCCATCCAGGGCGGCAACATGATGGACGCCTACACCTCCGAGGGCGAAAGCGGATCCGCCCCCGGAAACGGCTGGAACGCCTACAACGGCAACACGACCATCCTGCGGACCACAGCCCTCCCCTTCCGGGGTCTCTACTCCCGCAGGCTCACCGCCACCGCAGCCGGACTGATGGGCGCCACAGGCATCCCGCAGTTCCGGGTCTCCCCGGGTCGTACCTACACGTACTCGATGTGGGTGAACTCCGTTACGGGCCTGATGACCGACCTGCTCATCGACTGGCTGGACGGCGCGGGCGGCTACCTCAGCACCGACTCCCTGTCCGAATGGGGCCGCAGCGTCGCCCTGACCCCCGGAACCTGGACGCGGGTTGCCCTGTCCGTCACACCCCCACCCGGGGCGGCGTTAGCCATCTGCAACGTCGTCATCACCGCGACCGCTGCCGCCCAAGTCGCCTACTTCGACTCGGTGAGCATGGAGAACATCTGATGCTCACCCACTCCGACCGCCTCGCGCGGGCGATGGCCGACGGCACGGCCTTACAGATCCAGCCGGTACTGGAGTGGTCCCCGGACTGGAAGACCTGGTACCCGCTGACCGTGGTCAGCGGCCAGCACACCCAGGACCGCACCAGCACCACCCGCTGGACCCTGAGCGCGACCGTCGCCAAAACCGTCACCGTCGGCTTCGAGGGGATCCACGCCTACGGCTGCCGCCTGCGCCTGCGCATAGCCGTCTACTTCCTGGGATCCTCCCCGGAGTACTTACCGGCCGGGGTGTACTCGGTGACCTCCGTGGTGGAGAACACCAACAACCTGGTGATCGACGGCGCGAGTTTCGAACAGGACGTCATCGACTCCCAGTTCCCCGTAGCCCGCAACCTCCCGGACAGCCGGTCGATGACATACCGCAGGCAAGCGGAGAAACTGATCACCGAGGCCGTCCCGGACGCACGGTTCAACTGGGACGAGCGGCTGGCCTACCGCACCGGCATGGTCTCCATGGCCGTGGACTCGGACCGCTGGGCGGTCATCCACGGCACGTCCTCGGACGCCTCCATTGCCACCGCGCTGGGCGCTGACGCCCTCTGTGACGCCTCCGGAGCCTTCACCTTCACCCGGCGCCCTTCCCTGCTTGACGACCCCGTGTGGACGGTCTCAGAGGACAACCGGACCAAGCTGGCCTCAGCGTTCGCCTACGACCGGGGCGGCGTCTACAACCTCGTGGTGGTCACCGGTACGCCCGCCGACGGCAGTAACGCCGTCGGTCCCATCTTCGTCTGGGACGACGACCCGCGCTCCAAGACCTACGCCGGACCCGACCCGATCAAACAACCGGAGCTGGCCGGGCACTTCGGCGTGAAGCCGTACAAGTACGACTCCCCGCTGATCATCAACGACCGGCAGGCCTGGCGCGTCGGCAAAGCGATCCTGGCCGACGTCATGGGCGAGTCCAAGACCCTGACCCTCACCGGCCGCTACCACCCAGCACAGGAGTCCGGCGACGTCATCATCGTCAGCCGCCTTGACGGCCGCTACGAACGCCACATCGTGGACGCCATCAGCTACTCGTGGGGCACCGGAGCCGCCTCCTACACGACCCGCAGCACGAAGCAGGAGATCACCATCCATGTCTGATGCCGCAAGCCTCCTGGCCAAGCTGACCGCCTCCGGCAAGTCCGTGCAGACGATCCGCGCCACCGTCTCCTCCTACCGCGAAGACGGCCTGGTCAACCTGTCCTATGGCACCTCCCAGATCTTCGGCGTGCCCTGCCTGGCGTCCTACACCCAGCGCAACATAGGCGACGTCGTCCAGGTACTCGACCTCGGAGGCAACGCCTGGCTGGTCCTCGGACGCTCCGGGGGCATCGATTCGGCCTGGACCGGCCCGTCCACACAGAACTCCGGCTACACCGTCTACGACATGACCACCCTGCGCTCCCGGGGAACAGTCGACCCCGGATTCGAAGGCTACGTAGGGCAGACAGCCGCCCCCTCCGACCAACCGGCGCTTCTGGCCTGGTCCTACTACAACGGCACGAACAACACCCTCCCCGCAAACGGGACCACCAAGGTGCTCATGTACGTGTACGTCGCCCGGGTCAACACCCTGCACGGGCAGCGGGAAGCCGTTCAGCTCCAGCTCTGCCCGCACAACTACAACACCCTCCCGTCAGGGTCCTCCCAGATCACCCTGGACACGGACTCTTTCAGCCCCGTGTATTTCCAACTGGAAGCCGGGGAGGTTCGCATCGTCCGCATCCCGGGGGACTGGTGGACGGCAATCACAGCGGTCACCCCGACCATCAAAGGGTTCGCCGTGAAACCGGTCACCACGACCCCCTGGGATGCCAGCTACGTGATTTTCAGCAAGCTCTCCGGCGGTTTCCGGGCGCTTTAATCGGTATAGTTGATCGAGAGTAAAGGAGGGAAACCATGGGAGCCTTATACAGTGCCTTTTCAACGCTTCCGGTACCGGACAGTGCGGGCACTAATGACGTCCCCTACTGGTTAACCCAACTGGTATCCACCATGGATGCCAGGCTCATTCTCACGGCCACATCCACGACGGACCGGGACAGCAAGTACTTCAACGCACCGTCCGGTGTCATCTGCGTGGTCCGAGATTCCGGTACCACCGAGGTTGTCGGGGTCTACGTCAAGACCTCCGACGTGGGTACCTCCATCTGGTCGGCGGTCTGGACCGCCCCGGTCACGCCGACCCCTGTCGCCATCAACCTGGCCGACGGATTCCAAGCCACCAACGGTAAAAACCCTGTGGCCGTCTACAACTCGGCCATGAACACCTGGACCCTCTGGGGAAACATCGCCACGGTCAACGGCACGAACATCGCGAGCGTTACCACCCTCGGATCGCTTCCCGCAGCCGTCGCCCTGAGTACGATCCAGCCCTATTACGAGGCTGCCGTGCCCATTTCCGTCTCCGGTACCAATGCACCTCCCGGTACCTGCAAGCTCTCCATCCCCCCCAGCGGAAACATCGTCGCTTACTTCGGTACCGGCGTACAGACCTCATGGGTCGGCCTCGACGGCTTTGTCCTTCCTGGCGCCTGAGGGGACCTGATCCATGACACGCTTCATTTACGGCGGCGGCGGAGACGGCGATATCATCCAGCCGTCCGGCGCGCCTTACGCCAATGCAACTGCATCGGTCTACAACGCCCGGACCGGCGGAACAAGCGTTACAGACTTACAGAACATGTCCGGCGCGGCCATCACGACGGTGACGACCGACAGCTACGGACAGGCAATTTTCTACGGCCCGG